CACGAGTCCTCAATGTCGGTGGGCTGGTGCCCATCCCACCCGAGTTCTCGTGCGAGCCTGCACGCTTCCATGGCGCTGTAGACGCCGTGGTGGTTGTCAAGCATCACCCTTGATCCGTAACCCATTAGCGTCTTGCTCATTGGTCTACCTCCATGTCAGCGAGCACGAGCGGGATGCTGTAGTCAACTGCGTAGTTGATGACCACGAAGTCTTCTTTGCTGTCACCCATGAGCGACTTGAGTTCTTCTTCTCCGCCTTCGCAGTAGAAGAAGACCTCATCGTCACGATTGCCCAGTGAGTCAAACTCGCCGTTCCACTCGTTCTCATTCCATGTACCGAACGAGATGAATACCTCGCTCTCAATGCCTGAGTCATACCACTTGATGATTGCCCATGCACCGATTGGTGTTCCGATTGACATTAGAACTCTCCTTCTTGTGTGATGTCGTAGTTGAGATAATCCCATACCAACTGGTTAACACTGTCGTAACCACCGTTGGCGTCAAACACTGCGACTGCACTGAGCCACAGTTTTGAGTCTGCCAACAGTTTGTTGTTGTCTTCGTCAGTGAACAAGTTTGATTCCCACCAAGAGATAGCGATCTCTTCGTCAGGATCAATCTCACTCAATAACTTGATTGCTTGACTTACTTTCATGGTGCCTCCTCAGGCTTTGTTTACTTGTAGTGAACGGGTGTTCACAGTCCCTAGTTGCGATTGAACGCCACGCCCGAGGCGCTAGGGGAACTCTCTAGAAGCCGTTCTTAGAACAGATCTCTCCGAGAGCATTTTGAATCTTCTGCTGTACAGCGACATATTGCTCCACAGTTCCCCATGGATAAATGCCATCGTCACCAAGTCGGTTGTAGATGGCTTCCATGCCCTCTTCAACTAACTGGTACAGGATGTCCAGTTCGGATCCACGGCGATCAATGCCTCCGCTGAGATTTACATTTAAGTTGTACATGGTGACCTCCTCAGGTCTATTACTTGAACATCGGATGATGTTCTGACAATACACAAGCGGTGTGCCAATGTACTGTCAGAACACCACGGGCTTGCGCCCGTGATGCACTGTGATGGGTTCTCGTGAGGACAAGAACGCACCGTCTGTCGCTACGGGCGCCGACCATGAGGCGCCGAGCGCCCACGATCAACTCCCGTTGCCGATGATGCCTTCAATGAGCGATTGAGTGATGCTTGTCGCACCCTCGGCGCCCATGTCCTCACCATGCCCCGTCAAGACAGCCGAGACTGTCTCGTGTTTGGCATTCAGTAGCGCCCACATGCGATCGTCCACTGTTGGGATCTCGCTTGTGTTGTCTACAGCCAGTAGCCACCATGCCACCACAGCGTTGTCTTGACCGATGCGATGCGCACGGTCTTCGGCTTGTACTGCGGAGGCTGGCTCCCATGGCAATTCAGCGAACACGACATGCGATGATGCGGTCAATGTGAGACCAACACCAGCGGATTGAAATTGTCCGATGAACACCTTGGCGCTACCAGTTTGGAATGCGTCAACTGCTTCCTGCTTCTGCACATCGCTGAGTCCGCCAGCCACCTTGACTACGCCGTGCTCATGAAGAGCACTGCTTAGTTGTGCGATGACTTCTTTGTGGTGTGCGAACACGATGACCTTCTCGCCTTGTGCGACAAGTTCTTCTACATGCTCCACCACATACGGGATCTTGGCGATGCCTAGCAACCTGCGCAATGCATTCAGGCGTGTGATCACTTCAGCCTTAGAGGCTCTCTGCCATGCTTCAACACCGCCATTGGTGATGACAAAGTCACGGAAGTTCTCTTCGGCAGAGCGATATGCCACAAGATCGTTGTTGCTGATCTCGGTAGCAACCTGAGCACGGCGCTTGGCAGGTAGTTCCTTCAACACATCTGACTTGTTACGCCTCACATAGCAGGTGCCACGCAATTTGTCGTTCAACTCAGTGGTGTTGGTTGCTCCGTTGTACACATAACCCCAGCCGTTGTGGATCGGGTCACAGTAACGAAACAGGAACGCTGACTTACCACCGAACACTCGGTCAAGTCTGCCAATGATTGACAGTGGCGAGACCAATTCGTTCGGACGGTTCACGATGATCGTTCCGCTCAAGAGCGTCACATAACCCTCAGTCGGGATTGACTTTGCGATATGTGAGATGCCCTTGGTGCGTCCTGACTTTGCATTCTTCGCACGGTGCGCCTCGTCCACGATCAGTGCGCCGAACTTGGCATTGACGAGCCTCACTGACCAAGTGTCAATGATGCTGTCACCAATAATGAGCACATCTGCTTTGGGAAGAGCCGTCACTTTGTTGCCCGACACAATGGCTGTTGTCAGCCACGGTGCGAACAGTGCGAAGGAGCGTTGCCAGTTGATGCGGAGCGATGGTGGCACTACAACGAGGACTTTGTGTCCCTCCTTGTGTGCGTGCACTGCTACTGCGATGCCTTGTGGAGTCTTACCCAGCCCCATCTCATCTCCGATGATGGCACGGCGTTGCTTGAGTGCATACGCCACACCAGCACGCTGGAATGGGAAGAGAGGCTGGGCGAGGTCTACAGCGACTTCGCCATCGTGAGCACTGCTTAACGCATGGAGCGCAGGGTCAGCCGTGATGGCTGGCGCTACACGCTCAACACGACCAAGCAGTGCGCTTAGTTCTCCTAGTTGTGTATTCATGGTCTGTTACCTCCTCAGGTAATTGTTAGTGGACTTGCGTCCTCACAGCACACCAGTTGCCCGATGTGTTGTGAGGGCGCCATGGCTTGCGCCATGACATCCTCGGGCTAGATGCCCAACCTGCTTGCGCAGTCATTGCCGATGCCTCGCTTGCGTGTTGCCTCATCAGTGAGATGACGCCCGCACACACCGCACCGTCCGATCTCTTGACCGTACAGTGCTCGTGCCTGCACACGCTCTGCATCGTTGAGCGCTACGAGACGCTTGACAGCGTTCACGCCACGCTCACCAGTGAGTCGCTCGTCCTTGTGTCCACCTACGATCAGGTAGATGGAGCGGTGACCCTTGAACTTCGGATCATGAAAACCCTTGTTTGTCTTCACCGCATAGAACACGAGGTCATTGGTGCCCGTTGACTTCATTGCATAGAAGCCATCAGGCAATGTCCCGAACAACTCATTGCTCACACGCTCAGGCGCTACAGCAGTTTCGCTGGAGCACTGACCGAGTGCGTGGTATGTCTGCCACTTACCACCGATGAGCAGTGCGTGACCAGCACCAACAGGCACAGGATGACCGCACAATGAGCACGGGTTCGCATACTTGTTGACAATGGTGCGCTCTGCCTTCGGCAAGTGATCGGTGCCCACACGCTTGATCTCAATCTTCTTGATTGCATCAATAACGGTGGACGCAGACTTGTTTGACAACTCATTCACCTTCTGATCAATGATGTACTGATCAACGCCAGCCTCATCAAGACCGAGTGTTGAAGCACGCTCTAAGAGCATCGTGCGAATGAATGCCTGTTGCTTTGGTGTTATTGCACCCATGGTAAGAACCTCCTCAGATTCTGATTTGTTTGTGTAACTATGGACTTGCGTCCTCGGAATGCACCGATGGGGGTCAGTGCACTCCGAGCACGCCATGGCTTGCGCCATGACTGCCCACTGCTCATTACTCACGCATTGGCAAGGTCGGAAGTGAGATCTGCGATCGCCTTCCACAACACTGTCTCAATATCAGCGGTGTCACTGATGAAGAGCGTGATCGTTGACTCCAACTTTGCGTAACCGAATGACTCGTTGTCCTGCTCCCACTGGGGACGGCTGAACGCCAAGTCTTCGTACTCAATCACGAGATCAATCGTGTGGAGTCGTGAGTCACCAGTCTTCTCAATCCGAAGCCCAGTTACTTTGTGAATAGTTGCATCCATGGTGACCTCCTCAGGTCTTATTAGTTGAACGGGCAATTGTATGCCCTCACAATGCACCGACACAACGCCGATGCACTGTGAGGGCACCACGGGCGAACCCGTGATGCTCCCGATCACGCACTGTGATCAACTGAATGGTCGTACCCCTCGGGGTACCACGCATCACCGCAGGTCGCACAGGTGTAGCCATCGGGGTATCCGATGTCCCACGCTTCAGCGAACTCCAGTGCCTTACCTTCTCGTAAGGCTTCTGCTTGGTAGTAGTCGGCGCACACAAGGCACACCAATTCTCTATCGTCCATCACTTGACCAATTACGACTGGGCTATTCATTGTCCTCGTCCTCCTCCGCCACATAACCTGCTGGCATTGTGACACTGGGGTAGTACACGACAATTCCCGAACGACCCATGCTGTCTGTTCGTACACTCCAATTGCTCAGTTCCAACCCGAGACTTCGGTGTGACGCACCAGCCAATTCAAGACCGAGAATCAAGAATGTTG